TTCTGAAGTTCTTATTGAAAAAGAAAATGGAAGAAACTTTTTGCATAACGGCCATGAAATTCTAGATGAATTAGACTTAGATAATATACCCGCAAGATTCATGGAAAAAATTGAAACTATTCCATATTTTGAAACCTTAAATAACGCTTTATATTTAGCACTCGTTGAGTACTGCAAGCTTTTTCCCGTTGCTGTTGAGTGCATTACAAATTATGCTGGCACACATTTTATTAGATATACAAAAGGCTGTAAGATGGGTCCTCATTCAGATACCTCACTCCCATATGAAGATGGAACTGTAACGCCAAAAACACTTGCGACTTTAGGCAACACGATTACCGCGTCAATTATCTTAAACGATTCATTTACTGGTGGAAGCGTTTACTTCCCCGCGTGGGATATAGAGGTAACGCCAGGACCTGGCTCAGCTTTAATGTACCCCTCTAATTATATGGGGGCGCATGAAGTAAGAGAAGTTACCTCTGGTGTTAGATGGGCATATCTTGGTTTCTTTTGTCACGGGGATAGATCATTGACAACTGATGAACCACAACACAAGCATGCGGCAAGACACGCTTGGGTTGAGAAACTAAAGACAGATGTAGACGAACATTTAGCAACACGTTTAAACTCAAATCAAAAAAAAGTAGTTTAAAAACATTTAATTTTGGTAGGTAAAAATGACAAACATACATTTAGTTACATATGCCTCAGAGCCCTTATTCTCTTACACTAGAGGATATGTTGTCGACTACAAAAAACAGCAAGATGAATTGAATCAACTAGGTTTAGAAAATGGTATGATCATTCACGCCTACAATGACGAATGGTTAAGGTCTACTGATTTCTATCAAGAAAATATAGAAATATTATCAGAACCCAAAGGTGCTGGGTATTGGTTATGGAAACCATATATTATTTTAAAAACTTTAGAAAAAATACCAGAAAATGATATTGTTTTTTATATGGATGTTGATAATTATTTTATTGCAAATACTGTTGATACAAGCTTTGTTTCCTTAATTAAAGATCATCTTTTGCGAGATGTTTACGACCCAACAAGAGAAGCCCCTTCTCAATTGTTTTTTCTCAACAGCCCTCATATCCGAGATAACTGTAAGCGCGACGCATATATATTAACTGGTTGCGACAGCAAAAGATATTGGGTCCCCCACACAATTCATGCTGGTTATCAATGTTGGAAAAATAATTTTGATTCAATAAAATTAGCTAAAGAATGGTTGCGTTTTTGTCGTGATAAAAGAATTATTACAGATACCCCAAGTCAACTTGGAGAAGAATATCCCGAATACCGTTATCACTGTCACGACCAAGCTATTCTAAGTTTATTGGTTGCAAAATATAAGCTCCGCCATAATCACTTTGACGTTAACACCTTTATACGTGAGCGAAAAGATATTGACGAAAAGTTCAAAATTTAAATAAAAAACGTTTGCATATTAGTCGACCTGTGCTATACTGTGTATACGAAGTCAGATGCTCTCCGAGGGTGAGGCCAGCTTTTGTTGGTCTCACCCTTTGGGTTATAAGGTGGAATTATGGCATATAGAGGAACAAGCACTCAAGAAAGATTTGTTACAGAACTCTTAAAAGAAAAAAAGAACGGTCACTACGTTGAACTCGGCGGGTATCACTCCACGCAGGGATCAAACACGTATTATCTAGAACAGGATTATGACTGGTCTGGTGTTACGTTTGAAATAAACGAAGAAAAAAGAGCAGAAATTAATGCCAATAGAAAAAACCCATGTTTTGGTGATGCTCTTAACTTTGACTACATTAAACATTTTGAAGAAAATAATTTTCCAAAACAGATAGATTATTTGCAGGTCGACATAGATGGCGGGTATGACCCAGCATGTAGGCCTTTTGGTAACGCCTATACTACATTACACGGTTTGATTTCCTTGCCACTTACTCAGTATCGATTTACTGTGATTACTTTTGAACACGACGCTAACATGTATTTTAGAAATGCGGCGATGCGTGACGCTCAAAGAGAAATTTTAGACTCCCTTGGATATTCTCTTGTCGTTAGAGAAATTCATGAAGACTGGTGGGTTGACCCAACCGTTATGCCAATAACTGAGTTCAGAGACTTCTTAAGGTGGGAGACTTTGTAAATGTTTTTGCCAACAATCATATCTGAAGATCTTATTTCCAAAGATGATTGTGCACTGATAGTAAATGCTTTAGAGGGCCAAACTTTTGGCCACATACCGCAAAATTATAATCTGCCAGAAGATCCCAATGAAGATGCGATGAGAATACGCACTCTAAGTATAGACTCTAGATTTGAACAACATCCTTTAATTCTTAAATTAGAAAATTCTTTAGTTTTTTTTATAGAAAAATTTTATGGAGTGAAAGTTTTAAACGTTGCCGGACAGTGTATTGTTAGATACACTGGTGGGCAATTTATAAACCTTCACAAAGATTGGGAGCCAAATGATCCTTATGTTCTAGAGCATAAGAAATCTCGAGTTCATTTAAGTTCGGTCACATATATTAATGGAAATTTTTCTGGTGGAGAAATTGTTTTGAAAGAAGATTACATCATGGGCGATGATTTAGTCACGCTAAAGCCAACCGCTGGATCAACCATATTCTTTAGTGGAGATAAATACCATGTCACAAAACCTGTCACTTCTGGAATAAAATATTCTTATACTAATTTTTATACATTAGACATAACGTAATGTGGTAAAATGTTGTCATGGGCGATATAACTTGTACTGAATTGCATCCTTATATTTGCGTATACAATAACGTATTTTCTGATACGAATAATATTTATCAAACTATCAAACAATCTGAAAAAAATTCAGGGGAAAAAACTACTTATTTAAATTGGTCTAAATGGCATATTTTTGGGACTTACTCGTACTGTAGACCTGAACTAGACCAACCTCTTTTTGATGAAGACGAAATTCTTAAGGAAGAAAGAAATGTCCTCAAAGAAATAAAAGACTGTAGAAAAAACGTTTTAGATCTTTACTGCAAAAAATACAGCGTACAATTACCAGAAAATTCTTTTATTGAAAACATAATAACTGCCTTAAAATACTTCCCGGATGTAGATTCAGCTCAAGGCCATGGTCCTCCAAGCAATAAAACTATGGAGTATCATACGGACTTTAGTGTCAAAGACGCTGAACGACCTGGTGAAAATTTTCTAATAACGTGCAACATGTATTTCAATGATGATTACGAAGGTGGTGAAGTAATCTTTTCTATCGGGCAAAAGATAATTTCCTATAAACCAAAAGCTGGTGATATAATAGTTTTCCCATCTGGTTCTCCATCATTCCCTGGTGATGAGCCATACTTTCATGCTGTTGGAATTGTAAAAAATGGAAATAAATTCTTTTCAAGAAATTTTATAAAATATATAAACCCAGGAACCACTGAATGGTTAGACAATCAGAAGCTTTATGGCGTTGATGAGTGGGATAGATTGGAAAAAGATAGATCAGATAAAGCTAATCCATCTTTAAATTGTATGTATATTGGTTTAGACGGAAACCAGGTGTATAATCCTATTTTAGAAAAGTATTTTTGGAGAAAAAAATAACATGTTTTTAAATTTAGAGTATGAAGAAATTTTCCCATATGTTTGTGTGTACAAAAAATTGATAAAGAAACCAGAAGATTTACATAATGTACTAAAATCTTCTCTTAGGCTTTCTGAGGAAAACCCTGATAAAAAAATTGGTGTTTTTCCAAAATGGATAGATTGGTTTATATTTGGGAAATACGTTTCCATAACAAATGATGATTTAATAAAGCCAAAATCCGAAGAAGACTTAACGGATACTCATCTACTCCATATGAGAGAAACGATGGTTGCAATAGAAATAAAAGAAGCTAGAATTGCAGCTATTAGCCATTATGTTGGTATGTACAAAATCCCTCCACTAAAAGAAGTTGTAATTCAACAACCTTTAAATATAGGTATGTATTATAGCGGTATAGTAGGCGATATATTGGGGACAAATCAATTGACGATGCAGTACCACACCGATTACAAGGTTGATATGATAGAGCAAGAGTGCTTCAATCCACTTTTAACATGCAACTTTTACTTTAATGACGATTATGATGGTGGAGAAATTTGCTTTTACGCATACGGACAGAAGTTTGACTACAAACCACAAGCTGGAGATGTTATTGTTTTTCCGTCTGGATCACCGTTGTTCCCTGGAAATGAACCATATTTCCACGCTGTTAACAAAGTGGAAAATGGGAACAAATTTATAGCAAGAAATTACCTTATGTACAAACAGGAAGCAAGTGAAAACTGGTTAAAAAACGAAGCTTTGTACGGAAAAGAGAAGTGGGCAGAGATGGAAAAGGCTAGAATGGAAGTGGGTAATGTCCAACCAAATCTTCTTCTTCTTTATGATGATTTTAAAATGTACCACGAAATGATTGATGAGCATTACTGGAGTAATAATGGGAATGTTTGATATTAAAAATAATCTCAATGCTCGAGATATAATTAATAATATTGAATATTATGCAGATTTGTTTCTAAGCCAAGGAATTTTAATCTTTAAAGGTTTAAATCCAACTAAAAAAGAAGAAATGGATTTGATGTACGCCCTTCAAAAGTACACCGGCTGGTTCACCGATTTCGCGTGCCACGATGAAGACCACGAACTTACATTTAGAATATATGGTGATTTTCTTCTATCTAAAGAAGAACTTTTTATTCCTTGGCACATTGAAAATGTTAAGAAGGAAAACTACCAGACTGGCGCACTTTGGCATATGCTAAAATATAATTGTGACTCTGACTGCGGACAGACTGGATTTGTCAACATGGTAGATGTTTTTTCTACTATGCCGGATAGCTGGAAGGAGTTTCTGCTAAGTTGTAAGGTCAGTACTTTGGGTGAATTGAGCAGTGACTATGTTAAACAAAGAAATATTGTTATACCCCATAACGTTACTAAAAAATTAATTTATAGACCAAATTTTTTTGTTAATGAAGAAGCTTTAACAAGCGTGGCCGATACTGTGCCACTCGATGAAGACATAGTATTATATAACCAGATTGTAGATTGGACCAAAAAGCAAGTATGCCATAGCCCATCTAACCAGTTTTGGTTCAAGTGGGAAGTCGGTGATACTATTATTATAGATCTTTTAGTCATGGCCCATGCCGTAAGGGGCGGATTTAATTTAGGTGAGAGAAGTTTTTCTAGAATTTGGGCTTACAAAAATAATTTGGAATATTTTGTAGCTCCCAGCGATATAGGAGATTAGTATGGGAATGTTTGATTATATAGATGTAAATTATGATTTACCTTTACCGGATAATGCAACTGGCGAACATATAGTTTTTATTAAAAACGCAATTGCCGCTGACAACTTTCAAACTAAAGATTTTGAATGCATGTTAGATGTTTATTACCTTGATAGAGAAGGATTTATGTATCTAAAAAACGGTGATAAATACGAAGAATGCTATGTGCATCAGCATGTTAGATGCTATACTTATATACAAATACCTTCTGAAGATTCTAGATATTGGTTGGAATACGATATTAAATTTACAGATGGAAAACTTAAAGAAGCTAATGTTATTAGTTGGGAAAAAATGGTGGCATTTAAACCAATAGAATTAGATAAGGAATAATATGAGCATAGGGTACACTGATATATATCAGCAAATATATAGTGCATTAAAGAGTGATTCTTTAGATGGCGATCAACTGAACGTTTTCGCCAGAAAAATTACAGACTCTATTTGGGAGCTTCAGCTTAGCCTTAATCATGGAAATCGTTTCCAAAATACTTTAGAAAAAGTAAATAAAATTATAAATGATCGGTTTAAATAAAAGTTCAAAACTTGGAGAATATTTAAATTCCCAATGGATGATAGATTAGATTTGCGGTTGTAGCTTAAAGATAGAGCAAGTATGTTTCCGACCTACTTTGTGAGGGTTTGAATCCCTTCAACCGCTCCTTTAAAAGGATGCATATCCAACCTAGATTATTACTATAGCCAAACGTCAATAATCTAGGAGGTGTACCGTGGCCGGCAAAAAACCAGCTAAAGTTAATTCGTCAGGAAGCGTAAAGCAAGCTGAACAAATTGGTAAGATAATTAAATATATTGGTGCCGCTAAAGGCGTTTTTCATATTTGCCCTACTTGCAATAGTAAAGTTAACAGAGGCCTTGTCTATGAGCACGGCAACATAACTTATTGCACTAGAAATTGCATACCAAAAGCTTAAGTGCTACTATAGCAGTATGCAAAATTACTGGCTTTCTAATGTTAATTACCAAAAATCTGTAATTAAAAATATTAACGAGATAAAAAATGAGCGCAAGCAAGGTACAGTCGCTCCAGCTGAGAGAGAATTTGCTGATTCTTTATTGGCAATCGTCAAAAAGTATGGGAAGCTTTCAAACAATGACGGTAACGGGATTTGGGTTGGATATGTTCCTGAAGCCGAAAATGATAATTATGAAATTGGAGTACGCTGCGAAAATTGCATCCTTCATGAATCAAAAACAGTTTGTAAAATCGTTAAACAAAGAATCCAACCTGGGGGATACTGCAGATTAGCAGCCATACCCGATGGAGTTGTAGTATCGTCTAAAGACGAAGAGGATGAGGAAGATTCAGATGAAGAATAGATTTAAAGATAAATAATCAGAGTATGGATTAACTAAAACTTATACAATTGGAGGAATTAAATTATGGCTGATAAAAATGGCGACGGGATTGTTTATCATTGTTCAGATTGTGGCGATGACAATGTAAGAATGTACCTTGCAGGCGGCGATTGGCCAGGTTCGGCCTGTGAAACATGGGGGCTTACCAGTACGGCAATAAGGTACGTTCACGACCACCCTGAGATGAATCACAGACTTGAAGACTTGCTCGCTATGGAAATCGCACCAATAATTGCACCAATAAGTGAATTCATAGAAGAGGGTTATGAAAAAGTAAAAGAAGGCGTAATTGATGCATACCATTGGGTAGATGAAAATGGTTGCAACATAGCCGTAACTGCGGCAATCTCTGCTGGAGTTGTCGCCTTCTTCACACCAGCACAGCCAGAAGGTGCTGCTACATCAAGCGCTCTATCGCTAATGGCACAGCCGGTTCTTTATGTTTCAGATATGGCGGCAAAAGCAGTGGTGGTGGCAGAGATGAGTAATCTAATAACAGATACATTCTTACTGATACCATATGTAAGCGACAGTATCGACCGCACACTATTAAATAACATAATCTCAAATTGTTTGGCTAAAAGCTTAGATTCAGCAGCACTATGGGCAACACCAGCAGGTGTTGGTATTGCAATCGGAGCGGCATTCGCACCTGTTATAGCAGACCTGATATGCAAGAAAACATGCCCCGAAGGATTTACTAAGGCATTTGGCGCTTAAATAATGAGAGTATGGATTGACCAAGACTTATGCACTGGAGATGGACTATGCGCAGAGATAGCACCGGACGTATTCCACATGATGCCGGATGGTCTTGCGTATGTAAAAGAAGGAAACAAGATTTATGCGGCCGCTGTGGGGAACCCAGAAGGCGCAGCAGGTTTAGCATCCTTTTCCGAAGAAAGAACAGGAGATGTAATTGACGCAGCAGAAGAATGCCCTGGTGAGTGCATCTTCATCGAGCCTTAAGGAAATATAGTATGAATCAAGAAAATTTTTACGATCCTGAAAAACCAGAAGAATATGTTCATGATCCTGAACTGGTTGATTATGATCAATTGTTTAAAGATTTGTGGGAAAAAGAAGACAACTTTTTAAAGTCTGTGGGCGTTGAACCAACTAGTTAGTAAATGTTGTATCCAATATAGACAATTACTATAATCCCAACAAATAGGAGGGATTATATGGAGCAAATTAAAAATATCATAATGCGCATTGTGGCTACTTTTGCAGCCTCAGGGCTTGGAGTAGTAGGCGCAGGAACAATCGCCGGTGTGCCACTCTGGAAAGCAATCTTTATGGCAGGTATTGCTGGCGTAGCAACTGTAGTAGAAGGTTTATCTAGAGCGTTTCTTGATGACGGTAAATTATCTGTTGCAGAAATAAATGAAGTGTTTAATGGAGTAGATAAAAAAGTTAAAAAAGCAGCAGATGCCAAATGAGGAAAATGCTTTTAGCATTTGGGATTTTAATTTTATCCGCATGTGGCTACGATGGAGAATACAGGTATTCATGTCAGGATCCAGAAAATTGGGAGGCACCAGAATGCAACCCTCCTATTTGCAACGTAGATGGAAACTGCACAGAAACCTTACTTGGATTCGATCCACTTTCAAAAGAACAAACAACGACAACACAGGAGGCAGTAGTACCATGAAGAAGCGTTTAACGCCAGCAGAGCTTGACGCTCGTCTTAAGTTTGTAGTAGGTTGCGTTATGGCGACCGTTTTAACTCTTACGACTGTTGGAGTTATTTATGCTCTTGTATTTGTTACTCAGCCAATTGGAGCTCAAGCAGAAAATGACAAAATGTTTTTTAGTGTCTTGTCAAGCATCGCCACATTTATTACCGGAACATTAGCTGGATTAATGATTTCAACTGGCGGAAATAAAGAAGACAAGAACGGCAACGGAATACCAGACGACGAAGAATAAAATGAATATCTCGCCAGAGATGCGTGCATGGGATACGTGTTCACTAGAAGACTTGTGGATTTTTGATAAATTAATTGTTGCTAAAAAAGCTGGTCATTTATGTGGACCACGTGGAATCCCTGTTCCAAAACCTGGTGAATACTTTGTAAAACCGATCACCAATATTGAGGGAATGGGGGAAAAAGCTAGAGTAGAATATCTTGAACAGGATACATGCCACCTTCATCCTGGTGAGTTTTGGTGCGAAATATTTACCGGGGAACACATTAGTATTGATTATAAAAAATACGAACCAATATTATCTGTCGTTGGGACTAAACACAGTAAACATCCATACAAAAGATTTACTTACTGGGAAAAAACAGAACAAACACATCCTCTTCCACACTTTTTAGGTCTCGTTCCTCTTAGGTATGAAAAAATTAATTGTGAGTTTATTGGTGGAAAATTAATTGAGATACACCTACGTGGCAATAGCGATTTTTCACATAAGAATACATCAATGATTCCAGTATGGAAAGATGAACACCCAGAAAACTTTGATGTTAACTTTCATTACACCCACCTGATCAGAGATGGATACCGCTTTATCAGCGATAACGGCGAAGAATTAGAACGCCTAGGAATTTGGGTTCGTTAGTTGGGTATTATTACGGTTAAGAGTACTGCTTACCTTTCCATTGCTTTACCTTCCAAAAAACAGTAGTGGTATATCTCTCCCCGGAGGTTACCGTTTTAACACCATGTGCGTAGTTTGCGCCGGCCGGAAAATACAATAGCGTCCCAGCCTTAGGCTTAAACTCCATATCGTATTGACTAAAGAAAAACTCTCCACCCTCATAATCATCAGTGTAGTACAAAACATTACTTAAGTCTCTCCAGGATTCACACACCTTGTCAGCGTGTTCATTGAGATGGTCCCCGGGTAGATATCTTGCTACCTGGTTAAACACTCCAGGTTCTACTTCGCAATCAAACTTTTCTTCTAAAAGAACTTGTACTTTTTGCCTATAAAAATCCATCAATTCAACTAATTCTTTATCTTCATTAAATTTTAATATAGCTAAAGGGAACTCTACTGGGTTAGGGTTATCAACAAATCCTGTTTTTTTAATAAAATCATTAACTACTCTTAGATGTTCTTCAGAGATAAAATTTTCAACTATATAAATATTATTTACATCTTCAGGGTCTATTAATACGTCTTCAGAACCTTCGTAAAAATATCCGCTGTTATTTTTTATGTACATTTTAATACCAAACTGGCTTTGAGCCTTGTGTAATAATTTTTTTAATCTTTGAGCCCGGACTTGCATTTATTGAATAGGTTGTGCATCTGTTGTCCCAAACTATTATATCACCAGTATCCCAACTGGTTGAAAAAATATTCTGTTCATCTTGAAAAAACTCCAGTAAATAGGCCAAGTACTCTTGCCAAACATCGTTGTCTTTACCTATAGTAGAGGGGCCGCTATAAAAGACTGATTCCCTATTTGTCTCTGGGTGAATTCTTAACGCCGGGTGCTTGTATTCAAACTTAGACTGTCTTTGATGTAAGTCTCTTGGATTTTTAATATTCCAACCAGTAATATTGTGTTTAGTTATGAATTCAACAATTTTTGGATCCAACAAATTTCTTACTTTTTCTAAATCAACCCAACTAATTAAATTAGATTCCCCTACAGATTCAACAATCTTCATTACACATATATCTGCTACCTTAACATCCCAGCACAGATCGTTTTGCCATCTTGCGTAGTAACCATATTCTCCAGGTCCAGCACTTTGTAGTGGAGCAAAAAAAGAATAGTCGTAATCTTCATCAATTAAAATTGAAGATTCATCTGGAGTAAATATATTAATAAAGTTTTCTTCATCTTCAACCTGAAGGTTTTTAAATACCAATACTTTATGATCTAAAAGCAGACCGGGATCATCAATTATTTGATTTTCAATTATTTTTCCAAAATTAGACATGCGACAATTATATCATTTTTCATTTTAAATTTCCTATATAATTAAGAATTAAGAGAAAAATTTTTGTCGCTAACCAACTAAATTGTAGATATCTAATAACATATCTTCAATTTCTTGATGGGTAAACAGCTCTCTATTTTGCTTTGTTACTTCTGACAATAGTGATTCAACGGATGCTTTAATACTAGCTAGTTTTGCATCATCCTTATTTAAAAGTAATTTACTCATAATTAGTCCTCGTCATTTTGTAGCATTCGGTGCGTGTAGTGCACGGCCAAAGCAACACCGGTAGCTATCATAGCTATCTTTCTTGTGTCACCTGACAGTGTAATAAATACTACCACGCTACCAGCTAATGTGAATGACAGGCCAGCTGTTTCCTTAGCGAACTTCTTAATGAAGCCCCATGGGCTGAACTTTCTTTCCATTGTACCCTCCTTGTATTTAAATATACTATTTTTTGTAAAGTTTCCGTTTTCGTCTTCTTCTCCGCCAGCTATTTCTCCAGCTGGTTCATTGCCTTCTTCTTCTCTCTTACTGCGACCTTGACTATTAGTACTGCCAGATCCACCAGAGCCACCTCCAGAACCACCTGTAGAGCCCCCAGAAGCTCCTCCTGTGGCTGCAGCTCCAACTACGCCAGCAACAGCTGTGGTGGCTGCTATAAGCGTTCTACGGCTTCCTACGTCTACCTGGGACCCCACGGCAACGTAGTCATCTAAACCCTCGCCATAGATGTCGATTGTCTCTTCAAAAGTATTCTTAATTTCTTCAGGGGCATCAGTCACTGCCGCAACAAGGGCTGCCTCTTCAGCCTGGGTTAGGTCTCCAACAGGGATAGTTTCGAACACTGCTTCAGCTTGGGCGGTATCGATGCTTTCTAGAACTTTAGAACTACTTGCAAGATTGGTTGCCTGGTCTTCAGTAACGCCGTTTTCAAGTACTGCATCTACTGCCTCAGCTACCTGTTCTTCTGAAACTGTATCTGATTCTAGAACATTTAAAACTTCAGCGAATTGTTCATCTGTAATATCTTCTGTGATCACTGAGTCTATAACTGCAGTAAACTGTTCATCAGACAATGGTTCATCAAAGACCGCATCAAGAACTGCAGCAAATTCTTCTGCGGAAATATCAGATACTAGCACTGCATCAAATGCAGCTACAAAAACTTCTGCTGTTACATCCGCCGTAAAAACAGCACCAAGTACTTCTGCCAATTGCCCAGCAGATATATCAGAAGTAAAAATGTCATCCAATACTGCTGCAATTGCTTCTGAAGAAGCGGTATCTATATTATCTATAATATTATTTATTTCTTCGTCGGTAAAATCAGTTGTTTCTATCGGGTCAGTATCTATAGGCTCGGTATATACGGGATCAGTATCGATTGGCTCTGTATAGACGGGATCGGTATCGATTGGCTCTGTATAAACCGGGTCTGTATCAATTGGCTCAGTGTATACAGGGTCGGTATCTATAGGTTCTGTATAGACTGGTTCAGTATCTATTGGTTCAATATATACAGGGTTAGTATTTATTGGTTCAGTATATACAGGGTTTGTGTCTACTGGGTCAGTGTATACAGGACCTGGAGCAGTAGTTGTAGTTGTGGTGCTTGTAGTCGCTGAGGCCGGTTCGATAACTGTTGCATCAATAGTTACTTCGGTACCGTACACACACGGACCTACGCCGGCGTTAGAGAAACAACTTTGATTTCCTGCTTTGATGCCGAAACGAACTGGTCCATATCCAGTCGTGACAGGATTGCTGCCAGAGAACATTTCAGTACTTAATGAGTAGTTGGTTCCTTGGTTAGTCCAAACCCCCCAACCCCCTGACGTTGCTCCACCAATTACGGTTAGGTCATAAAAACTAACCGAGTAACCGTATATGGCAGTATTGCTTGCCTCTGATGCATCCCAATCAAGATCGACACTTCCGTCTGCGTTTGCAACGGCCGTCAAGTTTGTAACTGGATTTAGGTAAGCCGCAGTGATTGTGTTATTGGACTCCACATATCCAGAACCCGAAAAATTGTTTGTGTTTAGCGCAGTAGTGCCAAATGTATTTCCACTGGCCGTTGAGAAAGAGTTTGCACTTACTCCGTTGTATGCCGAAGAGCCGTCATTCCAATTGTTTGCAAACTGAATAGCGGTCGTGTTGCCGTTGAATGTGTTACCTGAAACCGTTTGGTTGCCAGCACCAACTGGCCAAGAGGTGGGGATCCATGATGAGAAGTACACGCCGACACCGTTTGAAGTAAATGTTGAATTTAAAACTTGCTGACGGTTGAGCCCCCCTAGATATGCACCAACCTGTGTGTTGCCTGTGAACTGGCTGTTATTTATTTTGACAAAGCGCTCGGTACGAATGCCATAAGTATTTGATGTAAATGTAGAGTCGTTGACATAAATGCGGTTTGAGTAATCAGTATCTGTAAGACTTAAGGCCGACGGGGTACCACCATGGTCAGAGGTAATGGCGTAACCGTTATTGTTGAATTGAGAATTATTGAATGTGGTCACTCCACCGCCGCCTTGGTAGAAAGCCCACGATGAATGATTGGAAATCTTTATACGATTGAACGTCATTGTTCCGGAGGCGTTGTAAATCAGACCACCGTTCCATGACACATTTTTACCTTGTTTGAATGTCATGTCCTCAATAACAATCGTTCTTGAGCCATTGTTATAAATTGCTCGGTACAAATT